TGGTTGCGTAATGTCAGGGCTTTTATTAATAAGAAGCTGAGATACTTCTTTAGGTATTTGCACATGACGCTTAGCATTAGCATCAATCACTAAATCTTGCTGATCTGCATAAGTTTTTGCGTCATTAATATAGTTTCGCCCTGTTGCAACCCACTGAGGACTAGGGGTAGCTAAAGAGTTCCAACGATATAAGTTGCCTGTGCTCTCATCTAAACCAAGTTGATGGTTATAGATTGGTGTAATGGCCTGTAAAGCTGTTAGATTCGGTGCAGATACCAGACCGCCAACGCTTTCAATCTTTTGTATTGCAGCAGGCAGTGTTGGATAAGGATCACCATAACGTGGAGTCACAATTCCAGTTTCATTCCCATTAACACACTCACCTAAGTCTTTTGCATCAGCTTTAGCATCTACAAGTTCTTCCCGAGTAATGATTTCGTCAGCCATTACTTTTCTCCAAGCATAAAAAAAGCCCCAATAAAGGGGCTTGGATTTCTGTTAATTAATTAAATAAAGTCATGGTCACGCTCATAGAATCTGGCATCGTAGTTAGAAGCCTTAAGCGTATTAGTCATTTGAGTTTGAGGGGTAAGTTCTTCAAGCATGAATGCCTGTGCTTCTGATTGATCAGCTCGAACTAATGTGTAGAGAGTTTTCACGTACCGATCGTCGCTTACAACAAGTGGCTGTAACGGTGGGCGACTAAGGACCACATGGTATTTATCAATACCCGCTATACATGGCACCACATCCACAGTTGCATTTGATATCTGTAAGTGGATGAAGTAATTACTACCTACATCAAATGTGCATGGCTGCGATGTTTGGATAATCAATCCGTCCACTGCTTCAACCTCACCGTCTTGAGTGTCTACGACTGTGTTGTCAGCATTCAAAATACGGTCATTTCGAATCAACAATTCTGACTCGTCCAGAACTTCAACTTCACAAGACATGTACTTGTAGCGAAGCTTATTCCACTCACGCCACGCTCTTACTTTCGCTTGAGCTTCATTGCGAATACCTGTAGTCGTGATCTTTAAAGGATTCTTAGGTGTGATGTCTTCCGGAATAATGTACTTCACACGTGCGTCATCGACATCAGAAGTGTATTCAAGCTCCACCCCGTCATAGTCTTTCTGCACGCCAAATGTATAAGAGCGCTTTTCAGTTAAAGGCACTTTGTTCCGGTGATTAAAAAGCAAAACAGCGTTTTCCTGAGGTTGCTCAAACTTGAGACGAGTTAGACTGCCGAACCGGTACGGCTCACAGAATGCAGAACTAGCGACCATTCCCGCGATTTCTTCAAAGCTAAGATTGTCATCGTCAATGGTGTAATTAAACTCAGACATAAGATCTGAACCAAAATAAGCATTAAGTTTGGCAATCTCTGCATTGATTTGTGCAATGTCTACTTCTTCACTTGTTCGACGACCAATGTGCTCATCTAAAGCCAAATTAATGAGTGCCTGACCTGCTGAACGTGTGACATGTAAAGGCCCTGTTCCATCAACAGGAAGCTTACGATTTACCAAGCAATTGAGCTTACGTTCTTTAATGGACAAAGCCCCGTCAGTCGCTACTGTTCGGGACCGGACAATAGTTACATCGCCATAATCACTAATCGTTGAATCAGCCATCCCATACACAGACTTAATCTTGCAAGTGTCCTGGGTTTTACCTGCTTGTGTTGCTGTAGTACGGCTTAAGCGGAACCGGAACGAACCAGCAGTTGGCAGATCAATGTAAAGCGTTTTACCAAACTGTGATTTGTTATTAGCTCTGATTTCTTGATTGATCGTTGTGATAGATCCAATTGGATCTCCATTACTATCAATCGCCTGCAACTCAATAATGACTGTAATTTTTTCTTCCCACACACCGCCTTTACTGTCTTGATAAAAGAGACCATTAGGAAAGAAGAAGTTAAATACAGCCTGAGTTGCTTCGGGCATATCGAAGTTGAACCACCCAACATACTTAGAACTTACAGCATCAAACCGGACTAAAACCTCTTGGCCTTGAGTGCTTTGGTTAGGCAGTGTAAGCAGTTTATCCCAATCGCTGTTGATGGCTGATGGATTGACTAAAGCAATCGTATCGGCGGTCACACTATTGATTGTGTAAGTGTCATCAAGAGTTATTGAATTTGAATTTCGGTTTAACAATGCCCCTGCTGTGATGGTGTGGCTGTTATTAACATACTGCCAGTTAGCATTGACCTTCTCAGGGTTTGATAAGGTAATTTCATAATGAAAACCACCTGTAATCACTGTTTTTGTCACACCTGAAACAATATATTGACCAGATAAGTCGCACGTATTAATTTCAGTTACTTCATCGGGTGGCGTTCCTGTCACAGTCACAATATCAACTAATGCACCAGTGAGCTGCAATCCCTTAAACAAGTTCGGATTATCAATATTGGTCGATGACTCGATGATGACCATCTTGTTTTCATTCACCATGATAGAACCCGAAAGGTTCACATCCTGTACACCATACACAGCACCACTTAAGGCAACACGGTCATTTGCAGCAAAGTATTGTGTAAAGTCTAAACCAGTGCCTTTAATTAAGTTCGGGCTTTGAAACCACACATTACTCGACTCAAGTACTGCTTTATTTGGCAGCTCAATAGTCTGACCATTAATCGAAGCAGAAGTTCTTACGAACTTTGGTAGTTCAGTAAAAGACTCGCCTACTTGATATATTGGAGTACCAACAATGGATGTGAACGGGTCATAAACTGATACTGATGTGCCAGCAATATTCGCCACATCTGTGTCACCGTCTCGCATATCCAAAATTTGGAAGTATCCGCGACCAATACACATCAAGCATTCTTCAATTTCGATGCCATCTTTATAAATTGTGTAGGTTTGCGCGATTAAATCCGGATAAGAACGGACTCGCCCGAAGATATCAGGTATACGTGCATTTAGACGGGCTTGGTTGGATCGTTGCGATAATTCGTTATTTGATGAACCTACAGTTGGCGCTTGTGGCTTAGGCATAGTTAAGACAGTGTAAATACTGTATGCCGCCATAATGGCTACGATTGCATAATAGACGAACTGTAGCCATGCCGGCTCTATTACTACATAGAATGTACCTTCCAATGTCTGGATATGCTCAATCTGCGCATTTATCCTTTTTGGATGGTTAGGAGTGACATCACAGCTTTCTGCAATTTGGTCATGATAGATTTTTGCATTCTCTGGCCACACATCAAACTGTTGGTAGATGTATGCTAAAACATCCTCCACATCAGCTTCTGACCATGTAGACCGATCATAAACATCAGGAACGATGATGACTTTTTTCAAACTCATTTATAAAACCTCGTTTCCCGAAAGTTCATGGAAATAATTTCAAGTGGAACGTACTGCACACCACGACCAGTTAAGTGCAAAACCTTGTCGCAATAAAAAAGCCCGACATGTGTCGAGCTTCTTTTGCCATTTGTGAAAAAAACAATGCATGGGGAAATGGGTTCCTTTAACTTTTTGAAGCTACCCTTCCCGTTTAGAAATCTGTCTAGGCGCTTCTTAAGATCACGACCAGTAACATCTTTCCATGCTTCACAAAGAAAATCGTTGCAGGTGTAGTCTTTTGTCCAAATACGATTATGTAAGTGGTCTAGGTTCATATCATGCCCCGCAACAATGGGAAGCGCTCTAAAGAATAGATTTCACCAGTCTTCACGCTATTAAGTTCTGGTGCTTGTGCATCAAAAGTACAGTTGCCAGAGCCATCTTTAGATAAAGTCGCTACCTCTAAGGTCTGTAACGACACCATTGGGGCAGTTAAATCATCATCACGATACAACCGCCATTTAACTGTTGGTCTAACTTTCCAGTTGGTGCCTAACCGAGCAGATACGACCGATTTAATTAGTTCATCGTCTACATCGGCAATTGTTAGACTTAACTTCTGATCTAAGTCGTTTGTGACTGTAGAACGCTGAATCGACATAGGTTGATATTCATATGGAATATCTGGCCCTGCTGCCTCATGCTTTACAGTCACACCTTCTGTATCGTTTTTTACGAATCTGAAAGGCTCAGTAAAGTCTGGATGAGAAATCTCAACGCATTCCAGCGGCACCACACCACTGCTTGAGTTTAAAAAGAAGGATGTATAGTCAGGCATCTAAATACCCTCCATCGCTCTTGGCAGGTCGTCGTTTACCAGTTTTTCGAGTGGATTTACCCAGTCCCAAATACCGTCGTTACCAATCTCAACAATTAAGTCGTCCATAGCTTCATCTTCTGGCTGCGGCTTAACTTCAAATTGGGCAGTGACAGTAAAGATCTTTCCTTCTTTTGCAGACAATGTCGGACTTTCAACGAAATAACATTGGTAGTCCTGTGGTACACCATCATCAATGATCAGGCGAGCTATGAATGGCTGGCTTGGTGTACGTCGCCATACCCGATAAAAGGCCATCAAATACTGATAGCCTCCTTCGCCCACAACCCACTGAACGTTAGCAGTATGAGATACGTTCTTTAGAGATCGACGGTAGCGACTAGCACCACCATCTAACTTTTGAGAAATAACCCCATCACCAACCTTTGCAGTGTAACCACTTTGCGTTACGCAGTATTTCAGCCTGTTCATGCTTATCTTCTCCGTTGCGCATTGTAGTTTTGTTGCATGGTCTTAGAGATGCGGCTATTAGGGTTAGCCAATTGAGTAGCCACGGTTTGCTCTGCAATTTGCTGAATGCGGATATCTAAAGAACCATCATCATTTTGCGTTGCTGTTGCTGTCTGCCCCGGCAATGTATAGACGTTGACGGTTGGGTTTCTTGAACCGCCCTCATTAATGAAATTAGTGAAAGCTTGGTTATCTTGAGGGTTAAGTACACGTTCGCCTTTATTTAGAAGCCATGTGCCTTCCTCAGGAATAGAAGCAATACCATCATGCGCCATACCTGTAATGGTTTGTGCTGCAATTAAGCCAACATTTGCATAACCTAGCCCCAAGATCATCTCTGAATAAGCCGTCTTTTGCGCCAGAGTTAGAGCACTTGGATCTGCCATAACTTGTGCTGCTGCCAAGTGTGTTGATACTAAAGCAGATGCTGCGGCAAACATTTGCTGCATTAAGAACATTGCTTTATAAGTAGCGGATTGCTCCCCAGCTCTCTCTTTAATCATTTGGGTCATTTCACCCCAAACCGAAGAACTTTGGGATAACAAAGCGCCATACATGCTTAAGGTGGCGTTATGTTGATCGTCAATTAACTTGCGAGCATTGTCGTGATAATCAACATCTAGAGCCTTCATTTTTGCAATATGCGTAGCTTTCGCCTGCTCTAGCAATTCATAACGCTTTTGTGCCTCAGCCGGATCATCATAATCACGGTTAATTTGGTTCACGTTATTTGTATATGCATCAAGTTCAGCATCTTTAGCTTTACGTGATGCTACATTCATGCTGGCAATATTATATTCGTGACCTTGTCCAAATCTGCGAGATATGGATGAGAGCGCAATAGCATCTTCTGCATCTGCCATCTGAGCTAAAAGGTCATTTTTATAAGAGTCATATTTTTCGCGTTGTGCTTGCTTAAATGCCGCAACATCACGCTTATACGTCTCTTCTGCCTTTGATAAATAAAGATCGCGTTTCACTGGGTCTTTAGCAAAAGCCTCTGCAATCTTTTTCTTATCTTCCTCATACTTCAATTTAATTTGAAGCTCTTTGTCGGCATATTGCATGATGATAGATTGCTGAGCGTTCTCTATACGCTCTTGCTCGCGCTTTGCTTTTTCTAAAGCAGATTTATCATCTTTAGTTTTCTTGGCTTTTTCTTTTTTGGCGGTTGGGTTTAGGGCTTTGTTTTGGGCGATACCAGCAGTGACACCGCCCTTAACTCCCTTAGTCCACTCTAATTGAGCTTTACGGTTATTGATAATGGACTGAGTCAGTTTGTCATAGCTACCAGCCTGATTAGTAACAATACCTGAAATTGACTTATAGGCATCTTTTACAGTTCCTGCGACATTTTTTGCAGACTGCTCTAATAAAAGACCATTGTTGTTAAAGCCATTTACAAGTGCCCTGCCCTTATCAGCAAATGTTGGTGCATTCCAAAAGTTAACTACAGTTTGCCCAATATTCCCCATTACATTCATTGCACCGCCAATAATCTGAACAATAGCTTTGATCCCGGCAGATAGTCCAATTAATAATGAGGCAGTAGTTTTTGCAGCAATCCCAACTGCTTCAATAATCCCTGAAAATTGTCCACCTTTACCAGAGCCTTCAAGAAAGTAACCAATAAGTGAACTTAAAGCAGGCATTACTGCTTGGGCAAGATTGTTCTTTAAAGCTGAAAATTGCATTTGCAGTGATTCAGTTTGAGATGCTAAAGCAATAGATTTTTCAATAGCCTCTTGGCCAGTGATAATCCCTGCCTCTTCCATAGCCTTTTGGTAGTCTTTCCAAAGCGCACCACCATTAATGAGCAAAGGAGCCAATTTAGTAAAATCATTACCCATGTTTTCAAGGTAGAAAGACATTTGTTGTTGATTTAAACCAGCTTCTTGAAGCTTATCAACATAGAGTTGGAGTGCTGAAACACCGTCCATTTTAGACATTTCTTCAGCTAGTTTTTTTGCTCCTTCCGCACCCTTCTCAGTTTTAACTGCGATTTGTTCAAAAAAGTCCTTACCTTCACCACCGCCAACAGATGCAAACTCACCAATCTTCTCATTAAAGTCTTTTAACTGATCCGATAGCTGTTCTTGAGTTATCCCATAAGTTGCAGCTGCTCCCGCCAAACCCTGAAAGGTTTCTACAGACGTATTGGCTAATGCGGCAAACCGTGCTAACTCAACATTATTTTTTGCTACTTGAATAGATAGAACAGCAAGACCACCTGCAGCAACTGCTGCGCCACCAACAGCCATACCAGATAAAGCTGCTGTAGCCATAAGGACTCCACCACGCATTGCACCTAACTTAGTGGAAAAGTTTTCAATGAATGAACCAAGTTGAGTGCCACCAATGCTTTGATTTAACTGATCACTAAAACCCTTAAATGCATTGGACATGTTTTTAGCAGTATCTTTGGCTTTTCGCTCTGCCTGACTCATGCCACTTTCAAATGACCCCAATTTCACTAAAAGGTCTAGGGTTAATCTTCCAAGTGAACTTGTTGCCATTACTTTTCTCCGGACAATAAAAAACCCGACACTTGGTCGGGTTCGGGTAGTTGAAAACTTATAGTTCTTTAGCGCATTTAGATGAAGCCGCCTTTAAAGCACTATCACTCTTATATGCCATAGTGACATTAAATGCACTGACTGTGGTTTTTGCCTCTAAAACATCTTCAGTTAATTTTAAGACTTTTAGGATCATCCCATTTTGTGCAAATAACCTTCCATCGGAATATTTAACTTTATTTAAGCTCACATAACCACTTGAGTCCTCGCAAAGAAGTCCATTGCCATCTTCATTTAACTTAATTGTTGAGAGGCTCGGACCAACAGATGTAGTCCAAATTCCTGCAACCTGTGGCTTTGTTGGCTCAACATCACTAAATTTATTGTTTATCATCTGGTCAATTGGTGTTACACAACCACCCAGAGCTAAAAATGGCAGGATTAAAAGTAATTTCTTCATGTAAATCTCACAATAAGTCATTTAAGTTTCTTATCTCAAGCTTTACACCATAACTACCTTCTGACTCTTCATCAACCCAACCGCCTACGATTACAGCTGGAACTATCTTATTTATTACTTTGCCAGCAAGCATTTTTGCATGCTGTTTACTTAAATAACCCACTGTTAAGCCATCTATTTCTACCTTCACAGCATTTTTATCATATTGATTAAATGGTTCTGAGGTAACCTTTGCCATTACCTCAACAAATTTTGATTCTTCGTTCTTAGGGCCAGCGATCTTCTTAAGGTTTTTTTGATATGCCTGCTCACCAACAATATCAAATGTATAGTTCCGTGGATTCATATTAACTGAACTTTGGAATCCCATTGTGATCTTATTTTCTTGCTTTGGCTTTGAGAAAAAATATATCAATAAGACTATAATTATTAATGATGCAATTACCCACATAAATATTCTCCTTTTTTAAAGAATATAAACTATTTAGGTTTATTGCACACTAACAGAACTTATTTTCTAGCCACGTTGGCTTTCAAGAAACTTTCTAAATCCTGCGGCTCAGGTTTGCTTTCATGAGGCATAAAGTCTCTAGGGTCTGCCGCTTTACTACCCTTACCTCTATTTGTGTTTCTATAAAGAGCCATAAATGAGCCAATTACCTGTTCAAATCTGCGCCCAAGGTTAAGACTTCCACGCTTTCTAACATATTCACCCCAAAGACGAATCTCAGAAAGTGAGAGATTCCTTTTTACAGTTTCAATAGAGTTCCCCCCAATTCCGTTCATTGCCAATTCCATCAACAATTCCAGATCGGGGGTGATTTCTACTTTCCCTCGCTATTTTTCTTAATCTCATCAAGACCAATAATCACTGGGAACAAAGCATTTGCTAGAGGCTGAGTAAAGTTCTCTTCAACCTGCTTTTTAGTCAAGTAAGTATCGCCATTTTCGTCAACAAGACATAATGAAACCCATTCAGCAAATACGTTTTCACCTTTTTGCAGGCGTGTATACAGTGGCTCAGTCACTGCAAATGGTAGCTGTTTAAGTCGGACATCCACTGTTTCTGTTTTGCCATTGTGAAGAAACTCTACTACTGCTTCACGGATTTCACCGATCAATGCACCTTGTGCAATATCTTTTAAACTTAATGCTGTAGTTTTCTTAGCCATTTTTCTTTTCACCATAAAATAAGCCCCTTTCGGGGCGCTTGATTAAGCTTTAGGAATAATCTGAACACCAGTGCTACGCTGCATAGTGACTTGGTAGCTTACGAGTGAGTCAGCTTCAAATGTTGGGGTTGAAGGAGCAAGTGTTGCTTGGAATGACCAGAAGGTACGAGTAGTTGGCAAAGTTACAGTGCCAGTTGTGAGCGTTGGTTCTGCTGTGCCATCACTTGCACCAATATAGAAAGTCAATTCTTTGTGTGCATCTGCCCATTCAAGAAGTTGAATATGGGTTTCGTTTTCTGGATCTAGATTAAAAGTGATTGAACCATCACCCGGATCATTCAAGCCAGTTAAATAAGACTTTGAACTTGTTTCTTCCAAACATGTATTTTCAAGTTTAGAAGTACTGTCACTGCCTAAATCGATTGCAGTAATACAGATTGCTTTAGTAATGGCCGTGCCATCAGAGATAAAAACGTTAGTACCTTGTGTACGTAAAGCTGCCATGAGTAGCTACTCCTCAAATTTTAGGCAATAAAAAACCGCCTTTCGGCGGTGTGGATTTGGGTGGTTTACTATTTGCGTTGATATTCAATGCACTTATTTAAAATTGTTGGATGTAGTTTTCCATTCAACATGATGTATCTGGTTTCAAGGCGCTTATTGGTGCATTGCCATTCTTCGCGGTTTAATTCTATTGTTGGGTCATATGCGCCAAAGATTGCTCGAACAAACTCAATTACCCAAGGCAATGTGACATCGCCCATCTTAGGGCTACCCATCACATCGACAAGAATCAGTTCTTTAAATATGCGCTCAGCAACATCTGCAACTTGTGGAAATAATGGCTCACACGGCATTAACGATTGTTTAGCAACAATACGCTCCTCCCAGTCTGGGCAAGCGGTTGTCCATTCTGGAAGCATTGCGGTCATTTATTCTGTCCAATAAAAAACCGCCCGAAGGCGGCTATAAAAATTGTCTGGCAGGTTGTGAACCCCTGCGTTTGGATATTCACAGTAACGTGTGGGTTATGGGACCCAGCTTGACCCTGATAGCTCATACGCAATCCAACTCGTCTCGCTAGCCATTACTGTTACTTGCTGCATCACCTACAGATTCAGACAAAACTCTAACTAGGCAATTGATTATTTAAAGTACCAAACTTACCTGACTTAGTTGCAGCTTTAGCCGCATCTTCTTTGGTTTCTTTCTTACCCTTTTCAGCTACTTTACCGTGGACGTATGGAAGGGCTGCTTTCGCTGCATTGAAGCGCAAGAACATGTCATCACTTTTATTCATGACATCGATTAAAAATTGAAGTGGGTCATCCTTTGCATAGTCATCATCACTCAAAGGATTGTCATATTCACCACTATTTTCAGTTTTAACTTTTGGTTTTTCAGAAGTTAAAGTTCGGCCTTCTTTTTCAGCCTTTAACTTTTCAATGTAGACAATAATCTCAGAATTATTTCTTAATTTTGAACCCTGCTGTGAAGCAGTCTTTTCTTCGTAACCTGCTGAAATAGCAGCTTCTTTGTTTGTTGCACCATCAACAATGGCGCGAGCAAACTTCTTCATTTTCTCGGTTAATGCCATTGGATCACCTTTAACTTTTGCTTTAACTTTTAATGAAAGGGGAAATTTTTTTATAAGTGAGAGGGCGGGCGGTGTCCGAGCACTTAGCTCTCAGAGCTTTTGACTCCCCCCTGCCTTTCTAAGAATTATTCTTCCTGAAACTTCTCAACAATTTCATCGATTCGTTGTACACGGTTGTTTAAAGCTTCTTTAGTATCAACTGGAATACGAGGATCAAACTGCATACCACGCATAAAGTTAGCAACCGATTCAAGTTGCTCTAATAGTTCTTCGTTGTTCATTGTCTGCTTTCCTTTAAAGTTTTCTCTTTATGACAAGGCACACACAAGCTCGAGACAATTTACTATTCGCAAGAAATGCAGGGTGATGGGAAATTTGAAGATAGTGAGCGTGATCATTTCTTAATGAAAGCGAGAGAGGCAATCGTTAAGAAGTTTAATGAAATGGAGGGGTGAAATGACAGCAATTGCGAATATAGGTAGTAACTTTGTTGTAGCGTTACCACCTTCGGACATCTGGCTTAATGACTCCCAAGCTGCTGAGTTCTTGGGATATCGAGATGTACATTTTAAGGCAGCAGTTTGCTGCCTACCAACCTTCCCTAAACCGCGCTATGTTATTAAGTGCGGTCAAGGAAGACGCTGGAACTTGGCAGAGCTATCAAACTGGTTGAATGAACAATCGGATGATGAGCCAAAGAAAGGAAGACCACGTAAACGGGGCTAATCAAGCCTCGTTGCAATTTCGCTTGCAGTAGCATTGTAATAGACCATCAAGCTTCTTAAGTCTTTATGCCCAATCATACGGGCCAAGTCTAAAACTTCTAATTTTCTTGCAAGACGTGTACAAGCTTCATGGCGTGTGTCATGAAAGTGCAAGTCAGTGATTTGACATCTATCTCTCAATTTACGCCAAAGCGTATCAAAGCTTTGGGAATTACAAGTAAAGACCTGCTTTTTATCAAGACCTTTTAATAAAGTAAGCAACTCAACAGCACGCTTAGATAGTGGTACATTTCGTTTAGTACCATTCTTTGTTTCATTTAAAACTAAATATCTATCTTTTAAATAAACACGATCCCAAGTCAAGCCAACAATCTCACCAGCGCGCATAGCTGTCTCAATCGCAAAGAGAAAGGCAATAATAATTTGCTGCGTAGAGTTTACCGGGACATTGTTATCCCAATTTGCTGCAAGACATAATCTATCAATTTCATCTTGAGCAATTCGCCTATCCCGGTGTTTAGAAGGTGGTGGCAAAGTCAAGTCGGCCATTGGAGACTCTTTAATCCACTTCCATTCTTTCCGGGCAACAGTAAATAAAGAAGCTAAAATATTTGCTTCACGTCTGACAGTAGCGCCCTGCACCTCTTTTAACCGGGAGTCCCGCCATTGCACTAAATCATCAGTAGTAACCTTTGCTAATTGTTTTTGGCAAAGCTTTTTATACTCACGTTTAAAGAAAGCCATTCGCTTTACTTCATTCTCATGAGTTTTCTTCTTTATACTTACTTCATTAAGATAGCGTTCAATTGCTTCTAAAAATGAATGGTCCGGAAGTTTTCCATGTGACTGTTCGCGTAATTGAGTCTCACGTTTTGAGGCCCAAGCCCTAGCCTGTGCTTTTGTATCAAAGGTTGCACTTTCGCGAATTCCGTTTACACTTATCTCGGCTCGCCATGTATCGTTGCGTTGTCTAAATGAAGCCAT